CTTAAGACTTCAACTTCTGAAAGTGAAGTTCCAAAGCTGGTCTTTTCTGGAGAAAGTACTGCATTGAAGCGTTTCAGTGCTATGTCTGACATGCGTTGAATGAATGATTCGTCAAATTCTGTAAAGATACGTTCCTGAAATGTAGTCAAGCTGTCGTCGCCTTGAACTAGTATCCTGAATTCTTCAGATTCAATGTTAATTCCGAGTTCGGAAAAACATGTTAGTAGATAGATTGCGTTAACGAATGAGTCAAGTAACTGGGTTTGTTGAAATCCAGATGCTATGCCGTTAAATCGCCACTGATATATTTGGCCAGATTTCGCTAGAATTGGAGTGTGCTTGATAGCGTTAGTCATCCAGTCCCATAGGTTTTGAATCTGCCATTCCCGTGATACAGTATCCGAATAGTCGTGAGTATTGGAAACTGATGGTTCGTACCCTTGATCAAAGTCAAACCAATTTCGCCACATAGTGTGTACGTCATCGATTACTTCGTGTAAAGCGCGGTGGTCGAATCCTGACCAGTCTGCCGAGATAACTGAGTTAAACCCAGTCTTCTTTAGTCTGTTCCAGATCTTCATCCATCCACCTTTAAAGGTTTCGAATCCCCAAAGCATTGGTGATTGGACGTTACCGTTAAGGTACTCCTTCTGTATGTTCCAGATAAACATCTGTTCCACCATAAGTAGTAATTTTGGTACGCCAAAAACTGCTCTGTTCTTGTCGGGTTTGTCTGCTTTTACCAAGTGAGCTCGGGTATGTAATGTTGTATACTCGTAAGGTACAGGGTTTCCATCTTTGTCCCAAAAGGGTTGTAGTTTGTACTTAATGCTGTGCACTAATTGACGATTGATATGAAATATCTCGTTGTACAAGTTGTGGAATGAGGGAAAGTCATCATCGATGAGTCCTTCAGCCTGTTTCTGTCGTAAATGTTCCTTCCATTTCTTCGATCCATTATAAGGTGCTTCTGCTGATACGTTAAGTGTCCATGGGAAGTATCTAAGGTCGGGAAACGCGATTGGTTTCAATCGTCTTGATGGGCGAAATAGCTTCTCGCAAACTCTAAGAGCTCGTCGATAATGATAGTCGCGTTGTAGATCGTGGTGGGGTAAGTCCGTCTTCATGAAGTCTTCCTCTGCTGCCTCGTCTGATCCATCGGAACGTCTATAACCATGAATTGCCTCGTCGGCTAGTGCCGGAGAGCATTCCATATGAATAGCCTTTTTGACTAACTTCTCAGCCATATTCTTTAAGCCTTCGTTTCTCTTTCTGTAGATTAACTCAGTCCTAATTTTGCTGTGTTTTGGAAGTCGTCTAAGCCTGATTAAGTTGGTTGCTGACATTGTGTTTCTTTGGTAAGTAAGTTCTTGTTTTAGTTTATGCTACTGTGG